GTTAGCGGTAACAGTATTTACGGTTCTCTGTTTATCCATGTTAAATTATAGACAGTCTTCTAGGATCTATTTATATCCCTAATATCCTTCACCCACGCACGAAACATCTCTCCACCCTCAGTGACACAGATAACATAGTTAACACCTGCTCTGTGAATAGTTCCTTTCTGTCCTGTATTAGCATTCATTACATAGTCACCCTCAGTAAACACTTCCTTCTTGCGGTAGTGTTGTCTTGTTGCTTGCTCACGTAGTTTCTTAAAGTCTTTCATTTACCTATATGCTTCCTCACTTCAGCCATTAATTCTAAGCTGTCCCATGTATTAAGTAAACCCCTAGTACCTAAGAGAAATTGTTGTGTCATAACATTTTCTGCAAATTTCCTCATTAAAGAACCAGACATGGTAGAAGTATCATCAAATATATCATAGTCCTCAAGCTTTTTTTGACTACTATTAGTTACTCTCTTTAATCCTGGTGGAGACTTAACCTCAATCTTTCTAAAAGTATGTGTTTTACCATTAGCAGCAATCAATCTTTTAGAAAATGCCTCTACTCTATCACTACCAACAACCATACAAATATCATAATATTGTCCTTGATAATGTTCACAAACTTTAAATGCTGTCTTCAAATCATCACCATCATAGATATGATCTCGGTATTTAAAGAACATATGTTTCATATATCTCACCTTAACATCAAATGGTAAAGGATTATCTGTATTATTTTTCTTGTGACTAGGCACAATTATGAAATCACTTCCATCTTTCTTAGCCTCTTCTGCTACTGCTTTGACTAATTCAAAATGTCCTGTTGTTGGTGGATTAAATCTACCAAATGTAAATACTAATCTTTCTTTTTTTACCATTATCCCATCCACCTAGAAGCAACAGCATCTTTCTTAAAGTTGGCCTGACTGAAAGATAACCTATTAACAAACTTAAATGCTTTAGTACCATTAGCTATAGCAACATACCCTTCAGGATTTGTAATCTCAAGTCCATTATCTGTCGTGAGATATGTTCCAAACTTTTCTCCCTTCTGCAATTTAGTTATAAAGACTTCTTTAGCATCTTGCAACTGTTTATATAGTTTAATAACCTTGATGAAACTTTCTTTATTTTCTGCTATTAAAGCCTGTCCATCATATAATTTTTTTAATTTTGCTGCCTTAGTTTTAGATTGCTTTACCTTATCTACTTCTTTAAAACATTCCTTTTCAAAATAGTTTTCAAAATTCCTTAAGAAATTACCATCAACTGACTTACCTTCTCTAACATAAGTATTAAAATATTGTTTTAACTTATGTCCAAGAGCTAACTTATCCTTACCTGCAATATGTTCTGCTAGTATATCCAAGACATCTCCTGTATTACGAATAAGTGCTGAACTTGTACTCTTCATCCTAACCAACTTATCTCTTTCTCCTTTAGTCAACAAAACATCAGAGCCAAGAGAATCCATCTCAGCACTAAGTACTAAAATATCTTTAGATTCTTTCAGTTTAGAAACATCATATCCAAAAGTAGCACGTAAACTTTCAATACTATTACCAGTATACGTGGTATGAAATACCACACCTATCTTTGCTGCATTAGCTTTATCAAAATATTCATTGTTATCTGGTATAGAATAAGTTATTGTATTAGGTTTAAAAACAATACATCTCTCACCATCAATTTGTTGAAACCTTTTATCATCAGTAAACAACAGATCTCCCTGTGCTACACCCTTTATACCAAGTTGAGGTAGATATTTTAATGCTGATTTTAATTTATCTACTAGACCAGGAGCATGTCCATGATTCCTTTCAATATCTTCGTTAGTAAAATTTATCTTAGCATCCTTATTAAAAATTGATTTAGTACCAACAAAGAAAAGACTAGTGCCTGGATATATTCCACAGAATATAGCAGGAGCACCATCCCATTTAGTAGTAACTTTAAAGTTGCTGGTAGTTTTACCACTAAAAGTTTTTGCAAGAAGATCTAAAAAGAAGAATGCATCTTCAGCACCCTTTTTACCATCAAGTAAGATACTATCTTCTAAATGTTCTAGGTGTGTGTTCTTACTCATTAGGATATCTTAGCAAATGGACCGTATCTTCTACCCATTTTCTGAGCTATGAATACCATATCAGTACCAAACTTATCTCTTTCGTCATTACTCAAACCTAAAAACTCACATAAGAAAGCAATTTGCATCAACTTAGAATTAGCAACCCATGGCTGAGTAGTAAAGGTAAACAATATATTATCAAAAGCTTGCTGAACCTCACCCATCTCATTAACACCATTGTTTTTTAAGAATAGAAGTTTACTCTTCCATTTCTTCTCTTCATCTTCAAATTCTTCTGGTGTTTCTGGATAATTATCATGACTCTTATCAAACTCACATCGGTAACTAATAAGAAGATTCTCAACATGTTCTGCTGTAGCTTTACCTAATCTAGCAGCACCCTTTGCTGTATCAGTTGGTTCATACTTTAGGTTACCGAATCCACTTCCCTTATTTGATTTAATCTGAAAATTAAAAGTTGTACCAGCACCCTTAATGAATATTCTACTATCCTGAGTACCAAGAGTAACTGTTCCATCCTTAAGTGTTTTTAAATTACAATTACAATTTGCTTCATGATAATCAAACTTCATAGCCTCAACATCTTTAATACCGATCTTCTGCCAGTCATCACCACGCCAATGTATATTAATTTCTTGCCATTTAGCTTCATCTCCACTAACTTTCTTTAAAGATATTCCCCAAATTTGTTTCTTATGAAATAACTGTCTCATAATTCCGTTGAATTGATTCAACTGCATGTCAACTCCCCATTGATTATATTTTGGTCCTTGTCTAGGAACCTCCATTGCATCTTCTATTTTCTTTTTCCAATACTCTTCTCTATTAATTAACCATATATCAGCAGGGTTCCAATTATCTTTCTTAGATATCTTAAACCATTTTCTAACATTCTTACTCACCCAATCCATGAACCCACCTTCACGATTAAAATCAGTGAAATCTTTATGTCCTACTTTAGTTATTAATACTGCATTCTGTTTCCAAAAATTCTGTATCCAATCATCACCAACATAATCTACATTACCAACATCCCTCCAAATCTTAACAAGACCAGGCATTGTCTTTGGATCTGCCTTTAATGCTTTCCAATCTGCCCACTTACAATTTTCATCTATAGCTTTCTTAAACACATGAAGAGATCCCAACTCTTGCATTCTTGTAAGTGTTGCTTCATCAACTTTTTTACCACTAGCACTAACAACTTTACCTGTAGCTTCAAATTTCACTGGTTGAACTCCAATTTGTACTGTAAGAGAATCATTAGTACTATTTAATATCTTTGGTTTAAGTTTCCAGTGCTTGTATTTTATTTTGATATCATCTATAGCACCAGCTGGACCTTTTAATACTATATTATTGACCCCTTTCTTTCCTTCATTAGGCCATTTCATTGGTTGTGGTTTATCTATCCACCACTGTACATCCCCAGAAAAATTACCACCTTTCATAGGGTTTTGAGCGTATTCAAAAATAGATTCTAATGTTTTTTTCTCCTCTCTACTTTTAATCTTACTATAGAGTTGAGTATTCTTATTAGTAACCTGAGTTAATGCCATTAAAAAAGGGGAGTAGAACTCCCCTTTATTTATCAAGATCTTCAAAAACTAGATTCTTATATTTCTCATACAACTCACCCATCTTAGGTTCAGTTCCACGTGATTTCCATATCTGTTGAATTATTAATTTCATATCTGACATAGGAACACGTACAGATAATCCATTAGATTCTGGTTCAGTCATCGGTCATCTGCTCTACGATGTTCAGATTTTTCTACATCAAATGATCCACCAGGATATCTCTTCTCTAGTTTGTTTACATTGATCCTAATAACTTGTTCAATGTCCACATCTAATGCCATACATGCTTGCATTACATACCACATGATGTCACCTAGTTCAATGACAAGATGTTCTTTGTTATCTTCATTCCATGGCTTGCCTTGGAAGATCATCTTCTTGATAATCTCTAAGAACTCTCCACCTTCAGCGTTGATGCCAACACCAGAAGTAAGAAGCCTTTCTATATTAGCACCTTCTCTATCAAGTTCACCAATACGATCAGCAAAATCAACAAAGTTAGTTGAAGCATCTGAAGTAACAGCATCTACAAAGTGCTCATACTTCTTAAAATCAATAGTCATAATCTATACGTTCCACTCAGCAAATTTGGATAATCTATTTTTAGTTTCAGAGAACTGAGGCATCTCTTCCTCCTCTACATCCATAACAGATGTACTATCAGCAACATCATACAGCCTCATCTTAGATCTGTCAATACCTATCATAAACTTCTTGTTACTGGTAGGATCATTGTATCTATTCTTCAACTGTTTAATCATTATACGTCCTTGGGATTCCAATTCCTCAGTAGA